GCGGCGCAAGAGTTTGGATTGAAACGAAAGCAGAAATAGAGACACACAATGACAACTAAAATAATTAGATCACGCAGAGGAAAAAGTTTCACTCCCGAAGAGGATAGGACGCTAATTGATTCCATAGCAAAGGGTATGACTTATGAGCAGATAGGGTATTCTCTAAATAGGACATATAAGTCCATAGAGAGAAGAAAGACGAGAATAAGTAAAGGTGCAAACGGTCACATATATACTAATGCAGACATAGCAAAATTGAGAACAAATATGGGTAGTCGTCTCGGAGATATAACCGAGATAAAGATGTGTGCATATTTTATGAAAAAAGGATGGGAAGTATTTAGAAATGTTTCATCATGTGGACCAATAGATTTTGTTATTTTTAATAAAGAGACAGCAAAATATTATTTTATTGACGCTAAAACAAGTAACCTATGTTCCAAACCTGGATCTTTTGTGCATGAAAAAATACACACAGCAATTTTTTCATTAAGTAAAGTATCAGCGTACGAAACTAAAACGATTGTTCGTTTACGAAATACAGCCAACTCAAATGAGGTAATAGAAATATGACAACTAAAATCATATTAGGACCTCCAGGCACGGGCAAGACAGACTACCTGTTGCGCCGTGTGAAAGAGGAACTGGCCAATGACATACAGCCCCAGGAAATTGGTTATTTCTCCTATACAAAAAAAGCCACCAAGGAAGCGCGGGACAGAGCTATTGTCAAGTTTCCTCACCTGGATAAAAAACATTTTAAATATTTTAGAACGTTGCACAGCCTGGCATTCCAGGAATTGGGACTGTCAACCAAGGATGTTATGCGTGATATCAACTACAAGGAGCTGTCACGGTTATTGGGTATTAGATTAAAAAATACAAACAGTAAATCCAGTGACGGATTGTCTATTCAGGACGAACCCTATTCACAAATCATAGATCTTGCGCGCGTGCGCAACGTCAGTTTGCGTGAGCAGTTTCAGGTGTCTGGTCACTTGGAGGGCGGTTGGCTGAAGCTGAAATACATAGCTGATGGCATAGAGGAATATAAAAAAGAACGAAACCTGTATGAATTTACGGATATGATTGTAGAGTTCAACAGACGGGAGGAATGCCCTGAGTTAAAAGTTTTAATCATAGACGAAGCGCAAGACCTTGCTCCCATACAATGGACAATGGCAAAAAAACTTATTGCGTACGCAGGAAAAACTTATGTTGCCGGTGATGACGACCAGTCTATTTACAGATGGGCGGGCGTTGATCCTGACGACTTAATTAATTTAGAGGGGGAAAGATACATTCTTGATCAATCCTGGCGCGTGCCTCGCAAGATACACGATGCGGCGACAACATTGATTAAGCGTGTCAAGAACAGAATTCCTAAAATATGGAACTCCAAGGGTGACGACGGTGTTCTTCAGTATCACAGCACGCCGTTCAGTGCGGTTAATTTACAAAAAGGCGAATGGCTCATTCTGGGGCGTGACCGCTATACGCTGGATCGAATTGAAAATGAAATGAAGTCACGGGGATTTTTCTTTTCCCGTTTGTGGAACGGCGAAAAGGTTCCCTCTGTCAGTAAAAAAAGACTGAGTGCCATCAATGCGTGGACGGATCTTACAATACGTGACAAGGAAATAGAACTTGAACGCGTCAAAACAATTTACCATTATCTAGAGGTTAAGAAACAAGTGAAGCACGGTTTTAAAACCATGCCTAACGCCTCCGATGACATTCTCTACACCTACGACATGCTGGAAAAGGATTTCGGCCTGCTCGTGCCAAAAGACAAGATCTGGCACAGGGTACTGAACTTTCCGCTGTCGGAAAAAGTGTACATCATTTCCCTGCTGCGCCGCAAGGAGAACCTGAACCGCGCACCACGGATCACGTTATCAACCATTCACGGATCAAAGGGTGGCGAGGCGGACAACGTTATGCTATTGACGGAACTGCCACGCGTGATTGATGAAAATTATTTTAAAAACAAGGACGATGAACGGCGGGTGTTCTATGTGGGGATGACCCGTGCGAAAAAAGAGCTGCACATCGTGCGCTCACAAACCGAACGGGAATTCAAGGAGCTTTTTTAATGGAGATTACAAAGAAAACACTGTTAGAGGCTCTTGAAGCCGTAACAGGCAAGCGGGAAGACGACTACGGAAACAAATTAAAGAACCATCAGAACATTGCTGATCTGTGGAGCATATATTTACAACATAAAATATCCGCCCACGATGTTGCGATTTGCATGGCTCTGCTGAAGATTGCGCGTATCATGCATTCCCATCATGAAGATGCGTACATCGACTTAGCGGGCTATGCTGCCATTGCGCGGGAGATTGATATAGAAGGGAAACTCAAAAAATGACTCAAATCCCTTTGTTTCAGCCTCCAAGCGAGTGGCTTCCTCCTGAGACTATACCTAATTTGCATGCCGCCGAGCAGATTGCGATTGACCTTGAGACCCACGACCCCGGGATCAAGGACATCGGACCTGGCTGGGCAACCGGTCATGGAAAAATCATAGGTGTAGCCATCGCCGTTGATGGATGGCAAGGGTACTTTCCCTTGCACCATCAGGGCGGTGGAAATTTTGATGAAAAAATATTCAAAAGACAACTGAAAAAAATCCTGGAACTGCCATGCGACAAGATATTTCACAATGCTCCCTATGACGTGGGATGGCTTAGACAATGGGGACTGGAAGTCAAGGGACATATCATTGACACAATGATTGCAGCTCCTTTAATTGATGAAAACCGTTTCCGGTATTCCCTGAATGAACTTGGCAAGGACTATCTCCAGGAATCAAAATCAGAATCAGGTTTGTATGAAGCCGCGAAAGCCTGGGGCGTTGATCCCAAGGCGGAAATGTACAAATTACCGGCACAGGACGTTGGACCCTACGCCGAACAGGATGCTTCCATGACACTGCGATTATGGAATCATTTCAAGATAGAAATTGTCAAGCAGGAGCTCACAAGCATCTTTGATCTGGAGACGGATCTTATTCCCTTGATGATTGACATGAAATGGAAGGGCGTCCGTGTTGACATTAACCGTGCGGAAAAAATTAAAAAAGATCTCGAAAAAAATGAAAAGAAAATTCTTAAAGTAATTAAAGACGACACGGGAATTAATGTTGACGTATGGGCTGCCGCCAGCGTGGCGAAAGCGTTTGACGCAAAAAAAATAAAATATGAAAAAACGGAAAAATCCGGCCAGCCAAAGTTTGACAAGAACTTTCTGGCCACGCACCCCAGCTCCCTAGCAAAGAACATTGTTGAGGCGCGGGAGATTAACAAGGCAAGGACCACGTTTATTGACAGCATTCTCAAGCATGAGAACAAGGGACGAATACACGGGGAGATACACCAGATGCGATCCGACCAGGGCGGCACGGTGACGGGGAGGCTTAGCATGTCGAACCCCAATCTCCAGCAGATTCCTTCACGCAACAAGATCCTGGGACCCCTGATCCGGTCCATATTCATTCCGGAGGAAGGGGCACAATGGGGGTCTTTTGACTATTCGCAGCAGGAACCACGGCTCGTGGTTCACTTCGCTTCGCTGACACATGGTGGATTGATGGGAGCTGATGAGTTTGTTGAGGCATACCAGAACGATCCCAATACGGACTTTCACCAGATAGCTGCGGAAATGGCAGGGATAGACAGAAAGACAGCCAAAACAATCAATTTAGGGCTTACCTACGGCATGGGAAAAGGTAAGCTGGGCAGTCAGCTCGGACTCGGCAAGGAGGACGCTGAGCAGTTGTTTTTAACCTATCACAGCCGTGTTCCGTTTGTTAAGCAACTGACGGAACAAGCAATGAAGACAGCGGGAGACAATGGTTTTGTGCGCACCATTCTGGGACGCAAGTGCCGTTTTAATACCTGGGAGCCCAACATGTTCCGTGTTGGTCCTACAAAAGCTTTATCCCGTGACGAGGCGGAAAAAGAATACGGCAGAAACATTAAAAGGGCCTGGACATACAAAGCATTAAACAAGTTAATTCAGGGCAGTGCCGCTGACCAAACGAAAAAAGCGATGTTACATTTGTACAAGGAAGGAATCATTCCTCATATTCAGGTGCATGATGAATTGAACATTTCAATTACAGGAGATTTGATGAGTGATGAAATAAAAAATATCATGGAGAATTGCATAGAACTAAAAGTGCCATCAAAAGTGGACGCAGCGAAAGGGGACTCATGGGGAAAAATACAGAAATAAAACTGGAATTTACTATGTGTCCAAACTGTAAAGAAAATGTGTTACCCGATCCCATTAAAAATGACATTTACCAATGTCCTGAATGTGGAGATTTGATGGAAATAGAAAAGGTGGTAATTTTTGAACCGGAATTTGACGTTACGGTTCACTAGAGGAGGACTAAATGAAAACTGGAAGACCCGCAAGATGGACGGATGAAGACTTAAAACGCGCCGGTGA